CAAGTTCTTCGGCAAGCTCATCACCCATGAGAAGGTGGAAAAGTTCTGGCTCAACGCCCAGAATTCCAGCGAGCACAAGATGCTCAACCGCGAGAGCCGGGCCGGAAACTGGGGCCGGGTCTTCGAATTCGGCGATATCGTGTGGCGTGAATACAAGGGCGGGCTGCCGATCCGCGCGTCTAACGGGACCATGACGACCCAGAAGAACGTGGCGGATGATTCCGGCACCGCATACCCGACCGGCACACAGTCGATGATGCGGACCTTCGAGGCGCCGGTTTATCACATCGACCTGACCAACCAGGCACCTGATGCCGACACGATCTACATTTCGGTTGAAGATCTGAAGCATGGCCAGGGTGTGGAAATGCTGTCGCAGACCAACCGGCTCGCGGTCAACAAGCAGCCTGAATGCGTCGTGCAGGTCAAGACCTAGAACTGACGCCAGGACCATGAGCAACTGGCAAGACATGGAGCGCCGCCTCGACACGGATGCGGCGGCGCTCTTTGACCATATCGAGGCACAGGCAATCGCCCGGAAGGTGGGGGCGACGGTCAACCACCCCCGAGAAAATGACCCATCCAGAGCGGACTTTTCCTTTGTCTGTTCTATCGAATTCAATCCGCCGCCGTTGCGGAACGAGCAATTCATGCAGGCCGCGAGAAGCGGGCAAGTCAATGTCGCTTTCGATGCAGTGATCACCGCGCATGATGACGGAACCTGGTTGTGGCAACCCAAACGTGCCGACCATCTGGTTGTTGCGGATGTGAGCTACGAGGTCGGCGACGTTCACCGTGACGGCTCGGCCCGGCGTATATTTTACCTCAACAAGGCAAAGCCATGACATTGACGGCAGAAGCTGTGCGACTGGCAGCCATGGAAGTACTTCGCCCGACAGGCGCGACGGACCAGTTTCCAACGCTGGCCAGGGACAAGGTTTTTGACAGCCAGCAGGCCAGCATCACTGATCTCGACAATCTGCTGTCAGGCGAACTGCCATATCTGCCGGTACTGTCGCTTTACACGGAAGATTCGACGGTCGAGACGCGCGGCGCGGCTGCTGATGTGGCCGATAATTTCTGCCAGATGACACTCGAAATTGTAGGTGAACTGGCGGTCATAGCCCGCGATGACGATGCGGGTCTGGAATTTGTCGATGCGGTGGCGGGAAGTGACCCGGAGGCACGGCTGGTGCTGTCGGCGATGATGGCGCAGGTCCGCAAGGAACTGCTCTATTCCCAGCGCGGCTCTCTGTTTCGCAGGGTTGCGACACACTGCGACAAGGTCGAACAGCAGAGCCACACGGTGCCCGAACTGGGATTGCGATTTCAACGCGAGTTCATGCGCCTGACGCTGACGATCGCCGATGACGAGTTCAGCGACGATGGCGGTCTGGCAGGGCGGATCAAGATACTCTTCGATGCGCTGCCTGATGGCTCCTACGCAAAGTCAAAACTTGCCGATCTCGCCGCGCATCTGGCCGGTGAGACGCGGACGCCGCTCACTGAAATCACCGTCGATCCCGGAGCGGGGCCGGTGGCGAGCACAACACTGGAGTGACCTCTATGAAACGCTACAAACCCGCCGAGGGTGCGCCGTTGCTTCGCACCACGGAAGGCGAAGCTTTCCCCGATACGGGCAAGATGATCGACTCTGCCAATCGCTACTACGCGCGGATGATCAGGGAAAATGCACTGGTGCTTGCGCCGGATGAAAAACCTGAAACCGAAACCCGGAAACCGGCGGCCGATGCCGCACCCAAGAAGGAGCTGCGGAAATGACCGTACCTGCAAACCTCGTTGCGCCCCTGTTCGCGTTCTCGGTCGAGAGCGGTGGGCAGTTCGAAGATCTGGCGCCGGTGGTCCTCTATGGTCACAAGACCAGCGGCGGATCGATGAACGACAACGTCAAGACTTCTTGCGCCACGCGCAGCCAGGCCCGCGCGCTGGCCGGCAAGGGGTCGATGCTTGAGCAGATGGTGACGGTGTTTCGCAAGAATGCACCGACACATCCGCTCTACATAGTCTCCATCGCCGACAGCGGGACCGCCGAGGTCCGAACCATCACGGTAGGCTCGGTGCCCGCTGCTGGCGGCACCGGTGTGATCAACATCATGGGCGAGCTGGTTTCGATCTCGATTGCAGCGGGTGACAGCGCCAACGCGGTGGCGGCGGCGCTCAATGCTGCAATAAATGCCTACGACAACCCGCAGACGGGCCATGCGATGCCTTACGCCGCGGCGGTTGAAACCAATGTCGTGACGCTCACCGCCCGCCACAAGGGCGCCTATGCGGCGGAAATCGGTGTTTCAGTCCCGGTGCTTGATGGCGGCAATGCTCTGACTAGCGTCCTGACCATCGCTGTGGGCACGGCGGGGGCGGGTACCCCCGACACCTCGACGGCCAATGCTGCGATCGAGGAGGATGATTGGTCGTTCCTGATCTCGGCGTTCGGGGACGACACCAATGTCGGCAAATACGATGCGTTGCTGTCGGAAATCTCTGGCCGGTGGAGCTATGCCAACCAGAAATTCGGCATGGCCTACTATCCCAAGCGTGAGAGCCAGGCGAACCTGATCTCCTATGGTGAGGGCAAGGACAGCTGGAAGCTTTGCGCTATTCCGACGTTCGCGTCCGGAGACCATTCCGAGCCGGGTTATCTGTGGGTGACGGCGATGATCGCGCGTGTTGCGCCGTGGCTGGCGGGGGGCTCGACAGGCGATGTCAACCGCAACCAGACCGGGCTGGTGGTGGAAGGCATCACCGCGCCGGCGGATACTGCCTACTGGCCGGACCTGGCCACACGGAATGCCTTCCTCTCTTCAGGGCTTTCGTCCTGGTCGATCAACGGCAATGGCCGGGTGACGGTTGACAAGATCATTACCCATGCCCGCACCACGGCTGGCGTCCCGGACACCACGTTCCGCGATATCCAGAAGCCGCACGCGCTGATGTACAGCTTGCGCTACATGCTGGCGCAGCTGGCTTACGAGCATTCCAACAAGGTGATCGCGGATGACAACCCGGGCGCAGTCGCCTCGATCTCGACGCCGAAGGATATCGAGGCGACCTGCTACCACGCCTATGTGGGGCTGGAACTACGCGGCGTGCTGGAAAACTCCGCCACCGCGCTCAAGAACCTGTCGGTCGAGCGCAACCTCGACAATCCGAACCGGGTCGACGCGATAGTGCCGATGGACTTCACCAACCCGCTCGACATCTTCTCCGGCCTGGCGCGGGTCTACTCGCAGTTTCGCTGACTGATCCTGAGCCGGGCGCTCCTGCGTCCGGCTAATTCCGTTCCAAACAAAGGACCCATGATATGGCTGGTAAAGATTATGGCGGGCAGATCCGCCTTCGCCTGTCGAGTGGCGAGACCTTCTCGCTGCGCGGCACGATGAACCTCAAGACCGCTGGTCGCTCGGTAGAGGCTGTTGTCAACCAGGACCGGTCGACGGACCGTGTTGCAACATTGACCCCTTACGCATTCGAGATCTCGTTCAAGGATGACGGCAAGTCATTCGACGCGCTGATGAAGGCTGACCGGTTCGACGCCACCTTCATCGAGGACAACAACGGCGTGTCGCATTATTACACCAGCTCGTTCTTTACCGGAGAGCCTTCGAGCAACCGGATAAACGGCGAGGTCACCGGCGTGGCGGGCGCGGCCGAATCCTATGTCAGGAAGGGCTGACCGATGGCAGGCGATAAAAACGTACCGCTGTCACAGCGTTACGAGGCGCATGGCCGCACATTCGACAGGCTCACATTCCGCGAGCCGAAAATGGCGGATTATGAGGCGATTGGCGAGGTGGCTGAGTATCAGCCGGCGCCGGGTGGCGGAATGATGATCATCAACCACGACGACCGGGTGTGGCAATATCGCGATCGTCTGCTCAAGCGTGGTGAGGATTTGCCGGATGCGGGAGATATCGGACAGCTTACGCTGGCAGACTCCATCGCGGTCAAAGAGGCGATCACCGATTTTTTTACCCAGGCGCGGGTCAAGCCCTCCGCCGGGCCTCAGACGTCCTGATTTTCAGGTTCGGTTTTCCCTTTGAAAGCGTGATGGCGATGACGCCATCGCAATGTCTGTCATGGGCCGCACGCGGCCTTGAATACGGAACCTCCCGATGAGCAATCGCACGATTGAAGCCGTTGTTCGCCTGTCAGCCAAGCTTGGCCCGATGGCGGCGTTCGGCCAGATGGGCGCCAAGATGGCGGACGTCAACAAGAAGGCCGCGGCTTTCAACAAGACGCAGGCGCTTGTGGCGCGCAGTTCGAACGCAGCGACGGCGGCGATGATGCGCTTTGCCGCTCCGGCGGCAATTGCCTATGGCGCGCAACGTGCGGTGCGGGAATTTGCCGGCGTCGAGCGGACGCTGACGCGTATCGGCATCAATGCGGATGCCAGCCGTGAGCAAATGGCCGGCGTATTCAAGGAACTGCAGCAGATCGCCCAGGCCACAGCGACCCCTGTCGACAACATCGTGTCGGGTCTAGATTCGCTGATCGCCTCGGGTAAATCTCTCGATGAGGCCATGGCCTTGATCGGCTCTGTGTCGGCGACGGCGCAAGCAGCTGGTGCCGACTTCGGCCAGATGGCGACAACGGCCGACGCTGTGTCGAATTCTTTCGGGATCGCCGGCGATAGCATGCAGGGGGCGTTCGACATCCTGGCCATGGGCGGCAAGGCTGGCAAGTTCGAGTTGCGAGACATGGCGGCAGAATTGCCCTCGCTTGCGCCGGCCTTTGCGGCCCTGGGCTACGAAGGTGAGGACGGCCTCAAGCGGCTGACGGCTGCGTTGCAGACAGTGCGAATGGAAACAGGCACATCGGGCGAGGCAGCGACATCCTTCATGGATGTGTTGACAAAAATGAACTCGGTGACGGTGTCCAACAGCTTCAAGAAACAGTTTGGCGTTGATCTCCGTAACGAGATGAAAAAGGCCAAGGCGGCTGGTGAGGATACTCTCGAGGCCTTCATTCGACTTTCCAAAGAAGCAATAGATGGTGACATGTCGAAGTTGCCGCTGCTGTTTACCGACAAGCAAATGCTGATCGGTATGCGGGCGTTGATGAACCACACCGGCGATTATACCGAGCTTTTGAAGGCGCTCGGCAATGCAGCTGGTACGGTGTATGGCGACGTGAATCGCGTGCTAAAGGATAGCCAGTCTTCAATAGATCGCATGGCTAATTCCTGGGATCGCTTGAAGACCAGTTTCGGTGAGACGATTGCGCCGACGGCGTCTACCGCAATGGAGACAATCTCCAGCAGTCTCGACCGGTCTTCGGCAATCAATGCCGCCCTTGAAAAAACAGGGACGGCAAAGGGGTGGTGGGCGCGATCCCACTGGGGGATCACTTCATCTGAAGCCGAAAAAGATTCGATGGCCTGGGTCGGCGGGTATCGGACCGATCAGCAGAGAGCGCTCATAGCGCAACATAAAGATTACCGCGACGCGGCATCTGCGGCACCATCAGTTCCGGTCACGCGAACACCAGAGGAAATGGCGGCTATGCGCGCCGAAGTCTGGGGCTCCGTGCCACAAAATGTGGTAGCACCGTTGCCTGCGCATGTCAGGGGTACGATCCCAATTCCACAAGCGCGGCCTGATCCTACGGATGCGGCGATCGACACTCAAGATGCTGTGCGTGCTGCTGCCCTGCGCCCCAGCCCGAAAACCTATGCTCCATTTGCCTCAGGGACGAGTCCCAGAGATGCGGAACGCGCCTCGATGCACGCTCTGCGGTCCGACCCGAACGGTGTAGCGGTCGCAATAGATGATGCGACTACAGAGCGGTTCAAGAGGGCGCTTGAGGGCTCCGGTGCAGATCTCGCAAAAGGCGGAGAAGATGCAGCGAATGCCGTGAGTGCATCTGGCGACGATATTGCGCGTGGCGGTCAGGATGCTGCGGCCGCACTCCGGGCTGCGGGCGCAGCAATTGCGGCGCAGATAAAATCGGCTGTTGCGAATGTGAATGTGAGAAACTCGACGGGAACCCCGAGCGCTGCTGCCGTTTCCGGCAATCCCGGCCGCACCATGCCCGGTGCAGGCAAAGCTGGCGGCGGCTGGTGATGGGGCTGGAATAGAACATGGCAACGAGGGATTGGGCAAAAACACTGCGACGGGCGTCGTTCCGGGGCGTTTCGTTCTGGGTCGACGCTGAAGAACCGGAAGTCGGGCGCCGCGTTGTCGTGCATGAAACATCGGGCGGCGAGGTGGTGCTCACCGAGGACATGGGCGCGCGCTCCAAAACGGTTTTCGTCGAGGCTTATGTCGCTGGCGATCTGGCAGATTTTGCCGGCCATGCGCTTGAAGCGGCATGTGGTGCCCCGGACGCTTCGTTGCTGATCCTGCCGATGGACCCGGGTGAGGCTGCGCATTGCACGTCCTGTGCCCGCAACCGGCGCAAGGACAGGAACGGCTTTATCGCCTACCGGCTCGAATTCATTCGCGCCGGCGGCGGGATCTCTTTTGCGGCGAGCGGCCTGGGCCAGCTTCGCCAGGCATTCGCTTCAGGCGTGGCTGCGGTTGCTGCCGCAGTGGCCGCACAGATTTGACCGGCATCATGATGGAGCAGACCGTGGAAAATCTGGGGGCAAGCCTGGGCAGTCTCGCACGGGAACTCATCACCAGCCCTGAGGACCTGGCAGAAATTGATGTTCTGATGGTCACATTGCAGGTAGGAGGTGCAACCGCCATCGCCGCACTTTTGCAGATGGCGCAGCTGATCGGCGAGGCAGCCGATGATGCGAGCGCCGTGCCAGCGGCTCTGGACAGAGTGTCGGCTGAAAGCCCGCTCTGGCTCGTCGCGTGCCTGGCGACGGCGTGCTTTGCTGCAACCCGCGCTGATTATCCGTCGAGGCAGGATGCCCAAGCGGCCCGTTCCGCCATCAGCGCACGGGCCGATATCGTCTACGATTCGGCCGGCATCTTTGGCGCGGAGGTGATTGCCTGGCTGGTATCGCTGGCCGGGGTCACGGTTGTGCGCCTGTCGGGAACGGCAGCTGAGCGGTCGCCTGCGGTGCGGGTCGAAACCGGCGTGTCACTGCCTTCGACATTGCTCGCCTATGATCTTTACGGCAGCGCCAGCCGCGCGGGTGAAATCGTCGATCGCAACCGAATTGCCACTTCGCTGGTCATGCCGGTGTCATTCGAGGCGGTCGCGGAATGACGATCGAGACAATAATATTTGCCGTCGGCGGGAAGCCGCTGCCGCACACGAGCGCGCAGCTTGATGAGTCCGCCGAGGAGGCGGTGCGCACCGCGCAGTTTGATATCGCGTGGACAGAGCCCGGCATCCCGTGCGCGCCGGATGACGAGGCGGTGATCACGGTTTCGGGTGATGTGTGGGGCACGGGATACGTTCGTGATGTCCGGGGTTCGCATGATGAGAATAGCCGCAGCTACAGCGTCACCTTTGCCTCGCGAAGCTGTGACGCAACGGAGTGTTCGATCGAGCATCCGACCGGGATCAAGCGTGATGCGGATCTGGGCGATATCGCCCGTGAATTTGACGCGCTCGGCGTCGGCATCGATGTCAAGGCGAAGACGATCAAGAAGGCGGTTCACAAGGTGCGTCCCGGCGAAACCCTGTTCGAGACGCTTGAGACAGATGCAAGAGCCCAGGGTGTCCTGATCCACGACAGCCCGGAAGGCAGGTTGGTGCTCGCCGACAAGCCGGAGGGCCGCCATTCTGGTGCGCTCAAGCGCGGCGTGAACATCGAGCAAGCCAGTGGCAGCCTGTCGGGCGCCACCAGTTTCTCCACCGTCAAGGTGCGCGGCCAGGCATCGATTGGTGTGAATGCATCGGCATTGCGGCCGGAAGCCGAGGCCAGGGGTGCGTCGCGCCGCAGGCGGCCGTTGATCGTGCCATTCGAAGGTGAGGCCACGTCGGAGCGGCTGAAGAAACGTGCGGGATGGGAAGCCAAGAGAGCAAGTGGCGATGGCGTGACATGCTCGATCACGACTACCGGATTCCGTGACCGGGGCAACACACGCTGGACAGCCAACTGGCTGGTCGAGGTTGACGATGACTGGCTCGGCATCAACCAGGACATGGTGATTGCCTCGTTGTCACTGATCCAGAACAGCAGTGACGGCACGGTGACGCGGCTCAATCTCAAGGATCCACGCGCACTTGGCGGCGACAACCCGCGCGGCAAATCAAATTCGGCATGGGGCGCGCCTTCGGCGGCGGCACCGACCTACAGGGAAGGGTGAGCGATGTTTGACGGTCACCTGACCCGCTTTGACCTTGACGGAACGGTCGATCACCGCGAGGGCCAGCAATTTGTCAATGGCAAGGGGTTCGCCGGCGACAGCTTCGAGCGCGTGCACAGGATCGAGCCGCATGGCTTTGCCAGCCACCCGGTCAAGGGCGGCATCGGCGTGGCGATGTCGGCGCGGGGCAACCGGGATTCGGCCTATGTTTTCGGCGGCGAAAACCCGGCGCTGCGACCGGCGATCGATGTGGGTGGATCAGCAATCTATGACCACACCGGGAATATCGTCTCGGTGGTGCAGAAGGAAATACGGATCGTGCATTCCGCCAAGGTTCACATCATCGCGCCGCAGATAGTTCTGGAGGGTGAGGTGTTCCTCGGCGGCCCAGGCGCTTCACGTCCGATTTCAGCACAGGGAACGGTCGACAGTGCGGGCCATGTGGAGACAAGCAACTTCGGGACCGGAGTGTTCGTGACGTGAGGATCATCCCGCTTGCGCCTGATGGCGAGCCGTTGCTCGACCCGGACCTGGTCTGGGACCGGCGCATC